TCTTAGAGTTGCATTAGGATTTGATGTTAAAGATAAAGAGAAAGCTAAACGAACTAAGAGTCTTAGTAAGTATGTAATATTCTGTTCTCAAAGAGCTAATAGTCCTGGTGAAGCATTTAGTGGTGCTACGGAAAATATCTTTACTAGTCCTGAACTTAATGAGTTTATTAAAAAAATATCTCATGATCCTGCTTATAAGTTTTATCAAGATGGTAGAATTGTAGGTGGAAGCAACGGAGTAGTATTTAAAAATAATAATATACTTGCAAATGAAGGTAACAAAGTTCATCCATATATAGAAGATGTACCATTTAAACGTGAAACAGATACAGCAGGTTGTGTTAGAATATATCATCATCCCTTTACAGTTAATGGAGTTATACCTGATAATTTATATGAGATTGAATATGATCCAGTTGCTGTAGATAAAGATAAAGATGATGTAAGTATTAAGAATTCATTAGCTTGTATTAGAGTTAAACTAATGCCTAATAATCTTACTCCTTATGTTATTAAAAATCCTGCTGGTTTAACTGTAGCTATGTTTTGTGGTAGACATAATACTGTATCAGAAGATGATGCTTTAGCTTTACTTATGGCTAAATATTATAATGCTAAGATTGAAGCTGAAGTAAATCGTGGTGATGTTGTTAAGAACTTCCAAGTATGGAAAGCTTTAAACTATCTTCGTACTGATCCTTTAATACATATTAATAGAAATATTGCTACTAGATCAGAAAGTTCATATGGTATGGTAGTTACACCTAGATTAAAATTAGATGGTATAGGATATGTTAGAGATGAACTATATACTATAATTGGATATAGACCTGATACTACTCCTATATATGCTTTTGAAACTGAACTTGATCTTCCTACTCTTAAAGAATTTCAGAAATTTACTATGCGTAAAGGTCATAACTTTGATAGAATCTCTGCTAGAATTGTAGGTTCATTTTATAATAGAGCATTTGAAGCTATGGGATTAAAAGCTGTTGTTAGGAATATTAATACTAATAGTGTACTTTCACAAGTATATAAACCTAATCGTTTTAGAAATTAAACTAAATATAAATAAATGGGAACTGTTATAACAACTACTAAATCTGTAAAAGAATTCCCTAATCAAATGGTTTCTTTTACAGAGAAACTTAAACCTACTCATTATATTCCTACTTTTGATTATTTCTTAGCTAGAGCTTTACAAGGTAGTAGAGCTGATGAAGATCAAATAGCTATTGATGCAGCTAATGGTATTATTAGTGCTGATGCTACGCAATATGTACTTGAACCTTATCGTAATAGTACTAATAATACTTTAAAGACTTTTCAATTTCCTGGAGATATAAGAGATACTGGTATTATTAAAGGTATAGTCATTAAACTAATTGGAGAGTTTACAGGACTTATAGATGAATTTGAAGTTAAAGTTCATAATTCAGATTATATATGGATTCATAATACTGAACTTCAAGCTAAGATACTTCCTATTATTCAACAGATGTTTATTAATAATCTTAATAAACAAGGAGTACCTACTGGAATGGAATCTAAAAAGACTCCTGATATTGAAGAAGCAGTTGCAGAGTTTAAACAAGAGTATCAAGATAAACGTGCTATTGCTGGACAAGATATTCTTTCTGCTATAAGAGATTGGACTAATGATTATCTTATATATGCAGAAGCTTATTTCTATTGGATAGTTTGTGGTAAGTATTTTATGTATCGTGAAGTAGTTAATGGAGAAGTATTTAAATATTGTATTGATCCTAGATGTGTATATCCTATTCGTAATAATGCTTTATTTGTTGAAGATTATGAAGGTATAGCTATTATACAAACTATGACTATAAATGAAGTTATATATAGATATGGAGATAGACTTGAAAAAGATGATCTAGATTTCTTATATAAGATTCAGAAAGAATTTATGGATCAACAGACTGGTACTATTATGATACCATTTAGTCTTGTTAAATCTAGAGTAGATTCTAATGGAGCATTTATAGATTTTGATGCAAGATATAGTGATGTATCAAGTGATTTTAGATTTGATAGTGGTAATGGAGAAGTAACTGTAACTACTCTTACTTATAAAAGTTATAAAAAAGTATTTATACTTAAGTATATTGATCCTTTAGGCGTTGAGTCTGAAAAAGAAGTAGATGAAACTTATAAGATTAATAAAGCAGCTGGTGATATTAGTCTTGAAGAATTAGATGTACCTACTACTTATATACAACATAAGATAGGAGCTTTAGTAGATTCTTATTCTTCTTTATATACTCCTCCTAGATATGTAGATATTCAAAGAGGTATGGTTAATGATACTCTATATAATAAATTACCTTTTACAGGTAAAGAAGGATTAATGCTTAATAACTTTGATCATAGTATTCCTAAACGTCTTATTGCTTTTGAAGTATTAGATAGAATATTTAGACTTGGTGTTGAGAGGATTCTATATAGAGAGATAATGACTGGTAGAGTTACTCTTATTCCTGAAAGTCTATTACATGGTGGAGATTTACCACCAGAAGCTAGAATGTATAGTATTAGTTCTGATGGTATATTATATTATGATGATACTGATTCTTCTAAGAAAGATGCTGCTCGTAATGGATTCATGGTAAAAGAACCTGGTGTTAGTCAAACACTTTCTGTACTTCATGAAATGATTAAAGAGAATAAACTTGATGCTCTTGATACTATAAGTTGGAATCGTCAAAGAGATGGTGATGTAAGACCTACTGATGGTAAGTCTACTACTAATACAGCTATTAGTCAATCTATGCTTTCTATGGTTTATATTAATGAAGTATTTAATAAATCTAGAGAGAAAGATTATCTTGCTGATATTGATTTTAGTAAAGTAGCATTAATTAATATGACTACTGATAAAAGTGCTGGAATGTTTATGGGAAGTGATTCTATGATTAAAGCATTAGCTATAGATGGATTACTTCATGCTGAAACACAATATGGTACTTATATAAGGAATGGTTATAAAGAAGTTCAAGCTAGAAAGAAACTTGAAGAGTTTGGATTTGCTGCTGGACAAAATGGAGAATTTGAATTAGCTGCTGCTGCATTAGATAATGATAACTTTGCAAGAATTAAAGGTAAACTTGATAAGTATACAAAACTTATGAAAGAACAGAAACTTGCTAGTGAACAAGCTGATAGAGATAAAGAAGTTCAGATTCAACAACTTGTTAACCAAGATAATGAAGCTGATCGTATCAATACTAATAATATAGAAATATATAAGCAAACTGAAGAAACTAAACGTGAACTTATTAAAGCTGGTGCTAATGGTGATGTTCAATCTGATAATGGTGTCTATATTAACTCTGCATTAAAAGAAGCTGATCTTGAAATTAAACGTAGTAAACTTGCATTAGAAGAAAGACGTAGACAAGATGATGTTACTAAAGCTAGAGCTAGTGAGGCAATTAAAAGGTTGCAATTAGAACAACAGAAACAACTAGCTAAAATGAATAAGACTAAAAAGTAGATATTAATAAATACCTTATTATATATGCTTATATTGTCAAATAATCGTAACTTTGTATCTAATTACTAATAAACTTAATTAAAAAGATATGTCTACTCCAATTAATCTAAATGATGCTACTTCAATAGTTGAAGGAATATCATATAAAGAAGGAGCTTTTGTTAATGCTAATAATGAACATATTATTGCTCCTGAAGTTCTTACTGGTTTAAATCTTGCATTCGATGATAATGGAAATGTTATTGATGCAACTACTAAACAAATTGTTACACCAAAGAATGATTTTCTTTTTAAACAATTTGATTATGAAATTATAGAAGATGAAGATCCTGCTAAGAAAAAAGATCCTCCTCCTCCTACAGTTGTAATAACATATGATCCTAGTAAAGGCTATATAAATGATAAAGGAGAACCTATATTTACACCTGAAGAACTTAAAGGACAAATATTTAATGCAGATGGTGATCTCCTTGATACTACAGGTAAAGTAGTTAAAACTAGTGCACAAATTATATCAGAACTTAATGTAACAGTTGAAGATCAAGATGATACAACACTTCCCGAGTTTGATGCTATTGTTGCTAAAACAGGTATTGTAGTTGTAGGAGAAGATCAGCAACCTAAAGTATATGAACCAACTGTTGATGGATTTGCTGCAAGAGAACTTGATGTACTTAATATAGGTATTCAACAAGGATTTGATAAAGCTCTTGAGAATCTTTATAAACAATATCCAGTTCTTCCTGATGTTATGAAGTACTTGAGTATTAAAGGTAATCTTGAAGGTTTTGCAAACTTTGT